CCGCACATTGACAGCAGAGGCCAAATTGAGTGTTGCCATAGAGAGTCGGGAATTTTGGAAAGATGCGTGGTGCGCACTAAACCAAGATACAGGATCTAAATCGGAGGTTCCTCGTGAATAGATCCTTCCATGTATTTGTTCCTTTTGAAAACGTACTCGACCGATGCAGGTTTTGCGGAAATATCGAATCCTCTCACTTCAGTCCTTCTCCTATCGAAGCTCCACAACCCACCAAGATTACGGTATGCACAAGCGATGCCGGGGTGGTGGAAGGAGTATTTAGCAGTTACGATCTAGCCTTGGTATGGGCACGCGAGCATCAAATGGGCATATCAAATCTAAGGGAAGGCGTGTTGGATAGCTGTTTGCGAGAGCGTCATCGTGCCTCCATTGAAGCTCCACGAGTAGAGGGAGAGCTACCGCCGCTGGATGTAACTGAAGCAGAAGAAAAGTTGGTACGGGATATCATACCAATCGAGCGCGAACGCCCAATGCTCCGAATACTGCTGTGCCGCGAACGTCAACTCCTCGCATCGCAGGCCGAGGTAGAGAGGCTCAGGGCAGAATGCAGAATGGCTGGAATTGGCGATTATCAAGCTAACTACTATTTGGGCCACCTAACTACCACCGGAGCACTGCGAACGCATATTGATTCATTAGAGGCCGAGGTAGAGAGGCTGAAGGAGACCATCGCTACTCTACGCGCTGAGATAGATGAACTGAAAGGGAAGAAATGAGTGGACGCACACAGAAAATGCTGGAGATTCCGTGGCGTGACTACAGCGACTTACTCCGCAAGCACGAGATAGCAATCGTGTTGCTTCAGGAGATTCGCTCGCAGGATGCGCTAGGAGATTGGGCGTGGGACTGCAAGGAGTTACGCGCATGGGTAAGACGATGCGACAAGCTTATCGGGGTACCACCTGAAGCCCCAGACGCTGAGCTAGAGGAGTTACGGAAAGGTGGTAAGTGATGCCAGCAGGAGATTTATTTCACTCAAAGCGGCTTAAAGAACTAGAGCATAACTTTCGCTGGAAGGCCGAGAACAATATTCGCTTCTACGAGAAGTTGGGCATGACTACCGAGCAAAAAGTTGATTTCTTGGCTAAAGAGTTTGCATCGGTGTACTGGCTGGGAGAGATTGGGCGCTTAGCGTGGCCCATAAAGGTGGTAAGTGATGGAAAGTGAACAGAAGTTGCCGCCGTTGAATCATGGATATCCGAATTGTGAATGCGATCTAGAGGGCGGTGATCCTGATTGCACAATTCAACCCCCATATCAAACTCTAGCAGCTAGGTTAGAGAAGGCCGAAGCCCTGAATGTAGAGCATGTAAAGCGCATCGCGGAGCTGGAAGCTGGCCTGCGGGAACTTCATGGAGCAATCTCACGCAAATCACACGATGTAGATTTCTGGTGGCCGAATTATCTCAGGGAACCATACGACGCGGCAACCGCACTACTAGCAGCAGGCACAAAATAGTTGAAAATAAATGTTGCTATTAAGCACAATCATGTGTACGTTAGACACATGGAGGAAACACCAATGACCTACACCGAACTCAGCAAGATCAAGACCACCGGATTCATCACCAACAATGTGATCGACGATGTAGTCAACAATGGCCGGTTCTGCTACACGAAAGCAGAATTCAAAACCGCAGTGGTTCCCAACTACGAGATAGAGAAGATTATGGTTTGGGCGAGAAAGGAGGGCTGCGCCGGAATTGCCGCTGCTCAGCTTGCTGGTAACGGCGCCCCAATCGACATATTCGCGCAGGAGATGGCATGAATAAAGTATTGAGGTACCTATCTAAGATATCTGAGGATCTAGGGCTGATTCGCATTTCTTGGTTGTTTGCAGGCAAGGCTTTGAAGCGCGAAGCTAAAAAGGCTAGGACTCTATGAGCTGGATCAAGCGCCTCATCTGCCACTGTGACGTATGCGGCCACGAATGGATACCAACGACGGCCTCACCTGTTCACTGCGCTAAATGCAAATCAAGACTATGGAACGGATCTACTGCAAAGAAGTAGCAGCAGGCACAAAGGAGACGTGAAATGGATGGATCGAATCGGATCTGCTGGGAACATGTATGGAGCGATTGGAATTTGTGGAAGATGGCAGGTATGTCCTTTTACGTCAGAGAATGCCTCTGGTGTAGGCGGCAAGAGAGGAAAGATTCATGAATCCTAAATACTTACTTGTACTGCTGCTATGCGCTACCGGGTGCAAACATGAGAAGCCCGCGAAAGAGTACCCGACCATAAGGATCGCATCTGACGAAGGCGATTACGTCATTTCAGCGCAATGTAAAGGTGGGGGAATATTTACAGTAGCTATGCCCTACAGTTATGCAAATCCTCACTTCTTCGACAACGCCTACTGCAATAGGGGAATGATCGTGATGGGCGGAGGCACTAAATGATTACTGCATTGCTAGTTCTCTTTCTACTAGGGCAGGCTCCATACGTCCACGTTCCCGACAGCGATAATAATGTCCAGTATGCTGCTCTGACTGTGGCATACAGGGTGTGCTCGCAGAACCCGAAGGCGATAAGCTGGATTCCTGTCGGCAATAAGTGGTATCCGGCAGATTGCAAAAAGGTAAAGGCAATAGCTCTGGGCGTGGAAGATTATTTCGATGCCGTGCAGGAGTGGAAAGATAACTTGCAGAAGATGATTGAACATAATAACGAAGTTCTACGAGGGATTAAATGATTTCACTAGCATTGTTTCTCCTACTAGGGCAGGTGAACCACACGCCTGCTACACCACACACTGATTCAGGTAAAGCCTCGATGGTAGACGTGTATTACTACTTGGCGGAAACGAATCAACACGCCTGTAGGTATGGCGAGCGCACAGAAAACTCAGCGGAATTCGGCACTACCTGTCACCATCTGGAGTCTACCGAGAACTCGCCTGTAATTCCGTCCGCTACCCTTTCTCCTCAGTCCGGGGAGAATCAGCACTACGAACATGTGCACGCGGCCCCACCTGCAGCAAAGGCTGACACGAACCCCGGCGATCTTGATCTGGTTCCTTTCGGTTTTGCACCCGATCCCGCACCCCAGCCCGAGCCTGCTACACCAACTCCCGACGCTAAAGGAATCGTCTGGGCTAATGACGGCTTCTACTATTGCGCCAAGGATCGCGGGTACTGCCTGATGCCGACGAATGCAGAAATCATCGCTCACGAATCTCCTCAACCCTGCGACATCACCTCACTAGGAGGAGACTGCGGGTACTTGTTCAGGGAGGCACATGCGAAGCAGTAGAAAGCGTAATCTGGCCGGCATACGCACCAAGCCAGTAAATGTAGTGGTTGCAGAATCAATTTATGAAAAGTTGGGCAGGATCGCGGGCCCAGCTTCATTTGGCGAGACCATAGAAAAACTGGTAGATCGGGAATATACACGACGAGAGAGAAAGCAATCACTACAAGTTGCAGATTTATCTTTGATAAAGTAGCAACCCACGTTAATCTAGGCAAGTAAATCAAGTCCCTCCCCAGAGACTGCTGATGCCTGATACAGCGAAACATCGGGCCTACCTGTAGTAACCCAAGGACCTTGGAGCCTCTACTTGCCGAGAATAACTGTTTACCGCCCCCAAGACGGTAGGGTTTTCAAAGCTGTAAATATGAGCAAGGCGATTTGGTTGGTGGGTAACGGATACGCCGAAGTTACTGGCGATCGATCGATCAGATTATTTCCCAAGAAAATAGCAATTAGCCATGAGACGGCCACCTCTTATCAGGGAGACGCATATTTTGCTGCCGCCATAGACAAGAATGCACAATTTGTCCAAGGCGGACTTACTAGGCATGAACACCAACCCGCAATGGTATCTAGGTATCAAGGTGCAAAGGTGGGGCACCAATAGGTATGGCTCATACAAGGGTTCTTCATATCGAGCGCGGCTTTCACATGTCTAAAACATATGCTGAGCAGGTGATGAGAGACCATTGCTCGATCACGTGGGTGATTCCAAATAAGACGATACGTGACACCACAAACGAGGAGCGCATTGCGCTCAGGGCTAAGCAGGCAGAACGGGTTAAACGGCTAGAGCCGCTGGCAGCGTCCGAGATTCACGGTCTAAAATTCATTCCCCCTGCTAGCGGTAAGCTGGCAACGGATTGGGAAACGCGTTGGATTTCAGAAGCTAGAGATTTCGTCAAGAGCGCAACCGAGTGCGCTGCTTAGTCTTCGTTGGAATGATGGCCTTTGTGGTGGCGATGATGGCATGGCAATACCGCGAATTCAAGTAACAAGCTAGGAAGGAGTGTGATCCAATCTCCTGCGGTAAACGACATTGATATTGCGGCGAGGCTAATTCCTTGCGGCAACAAAGGTGGGGCGCGAAACCCTATGTCCCAGCCCTTGGGGCGGATTGAAACCGACGCGCAAAGATTAGGAGGGCATCATGGCTATGCCCCGATCACGAGTGTTCAAGGACGATGACGGATATTGGACATCTCTGGTTTTCTATGCAGATAAATGGGCTGGCGTGGCTTCATGCATATTCAAATCGAGAATTTTCGATCGCGCATTGGAGCATGCAATCAGGAATTCATAGGAGGGCAGCATGGATCTATTCAAATCGGAGCTGGCCCGTAACGCGAGTGCATATTTCCTTGTGACTATTGGTCTTGCAACAATGGCTTACTCGCACCATATCGGCTACGACAAGATGGGCGAGGCTGGAGGCGTTCTGGTTTCTGCGGCACTGCTTGCATTCCAGGCGAAGCGATCTCCAGACGGCAATACGACCACCACTTCAGTTACGGTTCCACCTCCGCAGGTCGCGGAAATCCCAAAGTCTTAGGAGTTAACATGAGTTTTCTTAGCGCAATCGGCAAGGATGTAAAGGCAGTCTTCACTTGGTTATCTTCCCCGAAGGGTGTTGCAGTTGTGCAGACTGCGGGTGCAGTCGTTGAGGCCGTAGATCCGGCGCTGTCAGGCATTGTGACGCTGGCGGAGAGCTGGATCACGAAGGCGATCAACTATGAGGCATTGGCAGTTGCGGCTGCAGGTTCGGCTGATACCTCTACCCAGAAGGCTGCGGCGGTCATTAGCGAGATGGGCCCACTTGTTGCCCAATACTTCCCTGCCGCGACCCAGGCCGAAATCAACAACGCGAATACGGCAATCGTTGCATTCCTCAACGCGTTCAGTTCGCCGGCAACACCTGCTGTCACTCCAGCACCCGTAGCAGCGGCGGTCTAAGTGATTGGACTAGCAGCGTGGGGCCCGACAATTGTTGCTGCAATCACCATGATCTTTACTGCGGGCTTGCTCGTTGGCCGTATCAGAAACCAAGAACTCACCTTGAAAGACCACCACGACAGGCTAGACAGCATCGATACGCGCCTGGATGGGCACAGCGACAGGCTTGCACGTTCGGAGGCTTGGCGTGAAGGCTACAACGCTGCTACGAAGGCGAGCCTCAACTAAATGCGGCTCCGTATCTTCATCATTCTTGCAGGGCTACTCTTTGGCTGGTTCGCAGCGGGGTATGCGGATTCAGCACCTGAAACAAGCTGCAACGTCCTCTCTGCAACCCCAGACGGTAAGGGCGGAGCAAGTGTTGTATTCGACTGCGGATCAGTAACAGAGACTATTCAGGAACCAGTGTGGCCATAGATGGGACGAATGACTGAGTACTCCCCCGAGATAGCAGACGCGATATGCGAGCTACTCGTAGAGGGACAGAGTTTGAGGGCTATTTGTAGGGTTGACGAAATGCCCTGCATATCTACTGTTTTCAAGTGGTTATCAGAGCAAAAGCAATTCTCGGAGCAGTACGCGCGCGCGAAAGAGGTGCAAGCGGAAGGTTTTGCTGAGGACTTGGTAGAGATCGCTGACGATATCAGCAACGACGTGACTGGCGAGTTGCAGATGCCAAACGCTGTTGCAGTGCAGAGGGCTAAGCTGCGAGTCGATACGCGCAAATGGATAGCGTCAAAGCTGTTGGCGAAGAAGTACGGTGACAAGCTAGAGCACACGGGACCAGAAGGCGGCCCAATCCAGTTTGTAGTAACCCGCGCAGGCGGTAAGGAGAAGTAATGAGCGATCCATTGAAGCAGGTTGTAGATGAGAACTATTCAAACCTTCCGTATCACAATGCGGAGACTGAGAAGATCCAAGCCGAGCGGACGAAAGAATTAGCAGAACCGCAGAAGCCGGCAGAAGAGCACTCAACCGCAAGCGAGTAGTTTATCCACGATATTCATTTGCAGCCGAAACAGGGCGAGCTGCTTGACCTCATAGAGCACTCGCCTGCAACGGTAATAGGCGTTGGTGGTGGACGCGGTGCAGCCAAGTCGGGTGGCGCTGACCGAGTGGCCTTAGTTCTGGCAATCGATCAACCTGGCGTGCAGATCTGCATTGTGATGCGGAACTCAGACCAGATCCGCAAGTTTCACTATGAGCAGCTGAAGCGTGATTTTCCGGTGCTGGAGAACCACTCCAACATCTCGAACATGACCTACAAGATTCCAGTAGGCAATGTGAAGTCAGAGATTAGCTGCAGTTATGCGGAGAATCTTGAGGACGTTAAGCGGAGATTCCGTTCAGGTAACTTCCGCTACATCTTCCTCGACCAGGCAGAGCAGTGGACGTGGGAAGAGATTTCAGAGCTCAACCTTGCGATTCGATCCAAGGGTAATCACGTCGCCAAGCTGATCCTGCTATTCAACATGGGCGGCATTGGCATCCTTGATTTGCGTAACAGGTTTGGCCCGGTAAAGAAGTTCAATGAGAACGAAGACCCAAACGACTACGAGTTCTTGCATGTATTCCCGCAAGACAATGTGGAGTGGTCGAGAGCGGAGTTGGAGCGCGATGGCCTTGGGGAAGACGATTACTATGCTTGGTCGGACGCTGAGCGTTTCACTTACTTCACGACTCGTGCCCCATATGGAAGGAAGCTCAACGCGCTGGACGATGCGACCCGCGCTCGCGATCTACTGGGCTCGTGGGAGTCGCTTGAAGGCGCTTACTTTGGTCGCGTCTTTGACTACAAGGCGACCGTGGTTAGTGCTGAGGTGGCTGAAGGAATCATACGGCCATGGGATCAACGCTGGCTAAGCACTGACTGGGGAAAAACGCACTATTGCTCGACGCATTGGCACGGTAAGAGCCTGCTGAGTCCGAGTGAAGTAAAGAAGTGGCTGGGCTGGGATGTGCCAAGGGCTTTGACGGTGGTTAGCACGTACCGCCGCATGATTGTGAACGAGCAGACCTCATCGCAGGTTGCGAAGGCATTGATTGAGGCCACGCCGCTCCATGAGCGAGAGCAGTTGAGGCGATATCCGTTCAGCCCTGAGCAGTTTGGGGAGCGGGATTCAGAAGATACCGTGCCAGTCATCATCGGCCGAGAGTTTGAGAAGTACGGCATGCCCCAGCCTGAGGTTGCTGATAACAGCCGCAAGCCTGGCTGGTTGCTGATGTACGAGTTTCTGAACAATACAAGGATTTGGGCAAAGAAAGACCGCACGGCAGAGGAACAGGCTGAGGCTGGCGACACAGTCTGGATCATCTCCAGCGAGTGCCCGGAGGCATTGGAGACGCTTCCTATCCTGATGCGCAACCAGAAAGACCTTGACGACATAGTCAAGACGGACAAGAGCCAAGCAGTTCTTGCAATGGACGTTGCTGACGATCTTCGCTATGGATTGCAGAGCATGATGGGCAGCGGCATCAAGCCTGAGAAGGTAAAGCACGCAGAGAAGTTGATGGGCATGTACAAGCAGGGCGGCTATTCGCAAGAGATGGCGATGCAAGAGATCAGCTTCAGGGCACAGCAGAACAAGGCAGAGTTTACGGTGAGCGGGAGGCGGCGATGACGCTATTCGACAGGATTGTGGCAGCATGGGCGATCTTGACTGAGGTTGACTTCGAGCCTAAGGCGATTACTGCACTGGATTTGACCCAGCCTGCTGAGCCTGCCTCAGATGTGGAGTTAGAAGAGGTAGCGCTCTCGCAGCCCGATGGCTTTGCGGTAACTGGAGCACCGCGGCAAATACCTTGGTCGCGCCGCAAGAAAGAGCTTGAAGCGGCATCACGCAAGAAGCGCAGACAGCTAGAAGAGTTCAGGGAGGAAGCATGAGGCTGCAGAGTATAAACGGGCAGACCGTTTTCCCCCTGACGATGCATGAAGGCAGAGGAGGCTATATCAAGTCCACGGATATCTCAATCTTGATTGACGGTGAGCATAAGCATCTATTCGAGGTTGCGAAGACGAGCGAATCTGAGGCTCGTGCCGAGTTCGCCAAATTCCTACAGGAGCAGATCAATGGCTAAGCTATTCGCTGCACAGCGCAACGCGCTGCCAAAGAACGACTTTGCCTTACCGGGCAAGCGTGCATTTCCAATTCCCGACAAGACTCATGCAGTGCAGGCGTTGCGAATGAAGAGCTTCGCGCCACCGGCTGAGCAGTCAGAGATTACCTCTAAGGTAAAGAGCTCGTTCCCTGGCATTGGCAAGAAGGCTGCACCAGCACAAGGACCCAGCCTGATGAAGAGGCTGACCGGAAAGTGACGATGATGCAGTGGAACGAACGCTTGCAGGGCAAGGTAGACGGATACAGAACCTTGACCGAGGCTGCGTTCGCTCGCCAGTGCTTCAACCAGGGCCTTTCAGTACACAAGACACAGCAAGCTATTGAGCAGATGCGCAAGGGTTCCAATTGAGCGACGACTACGAGCAGCCAGAAGGCCAAGAGGAAGAGCAGGGGCCGACTAACCTCGACGCTGACGAGACTCTTCAGAACGAAGTGCTTGACAAGCTCAAGACGCACAACCAAAAGGGCAAAGTAAACCGTATGGCCGAGGTGCAGAATGCACGCGACCAGCGGCTTTACTTCAAGGGCATCCAGCAGTTCTATTGGTCAGAAGACCGCGAAGACGTAATCTTTGAGTCTGATTCAGATTCACCATACGATCGCACGTTCAACGTGTTTCAGGGCTATGGCAAGATATTCCAGTCAACCTTCATGGGCGCTACGCCAAAGGTTAGAGCTGAGGCGGATGACCCGTTCGATTCGACCAGCGTTAGGAACACGTCGAAGGCTCAGACGTATGAGCGCGTGTATCGGAAGCACAACGACACGCCAACACAGCAACTAGAGACGAGCCGGCTGTTCTGGACTGATGGACGCATTGTTACGCGCACAACGCAGCGCAACGGCAGAGAGATTACTGAGTTTTGGGGTGTGCTTGAATCCCGGCTATCGATTACAGCCAAAGATGACATTGAGATTCCTCTCAAGAATTGCCCGCTGATCGAGCTCGAAGACGAGTATCCGATTGTGCAGGGCAAAGCCGAGTATGGCGATAAGAAGACCGCTTCCGGCGATACGCTGCGCAAGAAGATCAACAGCGGAAACGGCGACTCTTATGAGCGTAACGCACGCACCGCGGTAAAGCGTCAGTCAGGCAGCGACACCAGCATTGATGTGATGACTGGCGAAGACTCTTACGGGCTGTATACGAAGACCTGGAGCTATATGCGGCCAGAGTTCTTTGAGGAGTTTCAGGAATCGAGCCGTAAGCAGCTGCAGGAGATGTTCCCTTCAGGCCTGTGTATCGTGCGTAGCGGCGACTTGTACCTTGACAGCTATGAATGCGATATAGATTCATGCCTTGATGTCATCCACGCCCTGCCAGGGGACGGAATGAGCCGCGGCAGCATCGGACAGTCTGCCATGCCTCTTCAGGATTCGGTGAACACTGCCCAGAACCTGATCGAAGAGACGATGGATCATGGCATACCGACAACGTATTACGACACCAAGACGAACATCGATCAGCTGAACAAGACCCGCGAGATGCCTGGGGCCAGCCGCAAGGCTACGGGCATACCAAATCAGGCATTATCCTCTGCGTTCTACACGACGACACCGTTGCAGCCCTCGCAGCAGTTGATGGACTATGCAGAGAGCGTCAAGGGACCGCAGATGCAGTTTGTGACTGGCCAGCAGCCTGCGTTGTTTGGCGCGGAGATGGAAGATCAGAAGACAGCTTCGGGCTATGCGCAGGCGCGCACCATGGCCTTGGGCCAGATGGCTATTGTCTGGAAGCCGTACACGGCATGGTTTGCGCGTGAGATGACCCGAGCTGTAAAGATGGCCGCGCAGGGCCAAGACGAGATCAAGACGACTCTGCCGGCAGTGAGAAGCGGTGGGCGTCCGAGCGCGGTAAGGCTTTCTCCTGCAGACCTGACGGGTTTGGGATTCACGAACGACTCAGACGAGAACTTCCCTGAGACGTGGACAGAGAAATCGAACAAGTTCATGTCGCTGGTTGCAATGGGCGGAGAAGTATCAGACTGGGTTCTGAAAGAAGAGCCTGACAATATGTACCTCTTCAAGGAGATGACGGGCCTTGAGGAAATCGTTATTCCTGGCGAGGATCTGCGCAATAACGTGCTGGCGGACATTGCAAGCATGGAGCACATGCCAACCCAGCCCGACCCAGCCCAGATGCCACAGCAGGCATTTCCTCAGCCAGGACAGCCGGCACCTGTTGTGCCTCCGGTAAGCCCGATCACGCTCGACACCGAGATTCTTGAAGATGACGACTACGAGACAGGCTGGAAGACAGTCAAGCACTGGCTGCAGTCGAGTGCCGGGCAGGACGCCAAAGAAACGAATACGCAGTGGTACACGAACGTAAGACTTTACGGGCTTCAGTACAAGCAGGGCATGCAGGCAGCACAAGCAGCTGCAGCGCCGGCACCTGAACCGCCAGATTTGCCGAAGGTCATGATTCCCTACGACAGCCTACCGGCAACGGGCAAGGTACAGGCAGCAGGCAAGGCAGGCATTCAGTTGACGCCAACAGATATTGCATCAGTTCCACCACCGACGACAGGAGCTAGTAAATGAGTGAAGATCTAGGCGGAGCAGTACTCGACGCCACAGACACCGGCGCGGATGACGGAGCGCAGGATGATGGAACCCTCGACGGCAGCGCAGATCTCGGCGAATCGACTGAACTTGGTGACGCCGAAGGCGATGAAGAGGGTTCTGAAGGCGAAGAGGGAGCCGAAGGTGATAGCGAAGCCGAAGGCGAAGTAGAGGCCAAGGAAGAGCTTACTGCCGATGGCCGCAAGATGCCTGACAGCCTCAAGAAGGGCATCGCTGCACTCAAGGCATCGATGCCAGAGGTTGCAAAGGAAGTAAAGGGCCTGTTCTTTGCAAATCAGGAGTATCGCCAAGTCTTCCCGAAGCCTGCCGACGCAGTTGCCGCAAAGACGCTGATCGATGAGGTTGGAGGCCAGGAAGGTATCCAGCAGATCAACGAGGAGCGGCAGGAGTGGAGCAAGATCGACCAGGACTTCTCTGAGGGCAAGCCCGAGTTCGTTAAAGGATTGGCTGAAGGCAACCCAGAGGCATTCCTCAAGACAGCACCGCATGTCATCAACGAGTTTGCACAGCGTGCACCAGAGCAATATGCCTACTACTCGAACAAGGTTGCGCTGAACACCTTGCAGAGCGCTGGCATCACGATGCAGGGCCTTGCAAGCGCCTACGATCGGTATAAAGACAATCCAGCAGCGCAGGCAGTCATTGCCGAAGTCCACAACGCGCTCTACGGCTTGAATGAGAAGGCTGCACAGTTCGAGCAGAAGCGATCCAGCGTTGATCCGGAGCGCGAAAAGTTGAATCAGGAGAAGTCGCAGTTTGAGCAGCAGCGGCGCGCAGACTTTGAAGGTCGCGTGGCCGATGAAGCGGAAAAGCACCTGCAAAGCAAGATGCAGCCTGAGATTGACCGTGTGGTGAATGGCCGCAAGGTTGACCCTGAAGCGATGAAGGGCTATCAGCAGATGGTGCAGAACAAGGTGACGGAGAAGTTAGGAGCCATCCCCGGCTTTGCCGATAAGCTGGAAGCGTTCTATCGCACTGGCGATCAAAAGAAGTCGCTTGAATACATCACCTCGCAGTACAACCGAATTCTTCCTGAAGCAGCAAAGGTTATCGAACCGTTCCTTCGCAACATTGCTGGAGGGCCGAAGTTAGTTACCAAGACGGGCGATAAGACCGCTACGCAAACATCTGCCGGCGAAGTGGTTTTGAAGGAAATGCCTGACTACAGCGCGTTCGATTGGAGTAAGACGTCTGTGGCAGATGTGGCCCAAGGCCATGGTGTGCTGAAGAATGGCAAGAAGGCACGCGGCTGGGCGTGAGGGACTGGATATTTCGCATAAGGTGCTGGCTACGCGGTCAAGATCCTTATGTTCACGCCTACGACCTCGAACTTGAAAAGCACGGCTATGTCTCTGACGAGCAGTGCGCCGATTTCCGCAAAAGATTTCCTCGATAAAGTCTTCTGTCCCATTGCCGTATGGAGTTCTCCACTGACATGGGATGGACCTCCTTTTCGTCACAACCTAATGAGTGATTGTGGGGGCGTATACCCATGCCGCAAGGCGAAAACGTGCATCACTCAACAGCGCGTGGCACCGCAATACCCGCAACAAACGATTTCCGCTGCAACGGTCTTAC